GACGGAGGTCATGCGTATGAAGAATGAAAACCCAGATCTTGACATTGACTCTTATATCAATGCCTGACGGCACTGTACAAACCAACAAACCGCGATAAGGTAGAAAGGACAAGCAATGGCATTATTTGATTTAAAGAATTTCAACGGCGAAGTGTTTGGGCGGTATGTAGATACTGTTCCGAATCTGAACAGAAACCAGCTTTTAAAATCTGGAGCAATTATTGAGAAAAGCCAGTATGCAGCGATGCTCCCGGATCAGACAGGAGGAAACTATATTACTGTACCGATTAAAGCACGTATCGGCGGTACACCGGATAACTACGATGGTTCGACGGATATCAAGTCGGATTCCCGTGATACGTACACGCAGGGGCGTATCGTAGTGGGTCGTGCTCACGGATGGACCGAGAAAGATTTTTCATCGGATATTACCGGAGAAGATTTCCTTCCAGCAGCGGGAGAGGTTGCGGAATACTGGGATGACGTGGATCAGGCTACATTGTTAGCAACGCTGAAAGGTGTGTTTGGTATGACTGGAACCGAGAATGCGAAGTTTGTTACCGCTCATACCTATGACGTATCGGAGAATGCAACGGAGTGCGGATTTAAGGAGATCACTCTGAATAATGCAATTCAGAAGGCACTGGGAGACAATAAAGCGAAATTCAGTTTGGCAATTATGCATTCCAAAATCGCGACGGATCTGGAGAACTTAAAGCTTCTGGCGTATATGAAGTATACCGACAAAGATGGCGTTGAAAGAGATCTTACGATAGCTACACTGAACGGAAGAATCGTACTGGTTGATGATAATATGCCGACAGAGGCAGTCGAAGCGAAGTATGTTAAGGCAGTACAGACGGATCCAGGCGCACTGAAAGTAACCACAGACGGAACAGGAACGGGTGAAATCAAGAAAGCAACGGTTTCGACTGATATTCCGGATGCGGCAGAGGGAGATTATGTAAAACTCCTTCCGGCAGGAACGGTATATACAACGTATGTTCTGGGAGCGGGTGCAATTGAATATACAAACTGTGGCGTAAAATATCCGTATGAGATGGATCGTAATCCGAAAACCAACGGTGGCGAAGATACCCTGTATTCCCGCCAGAGAAAGATTTTTTCTCCGTATGGAATCAGCTTCAAACGCCCGTCGTTTGTCTCCCCGACGGATGCTCAGTTATCAACTGGTTCAAACTGGGAGCTTGCAAATAATAATGCAAGTTCCGGAACAAAGTATTTCCCGTCGAAAGCGATCCCGATCGCACAGATTAAAACCAGAGGTTAAGGAGGTTCCGGCATGGCATATGCAGATTATGAGTTTTATGGAAAAAATTATTTCGGCAATGTCGTGCCGGAAGCAGATTTTCCCAGACTTTCGGAGCGGGCATCGGATTGGCTGGATACAGTAACTTTCGATCGTTTGGTTGACGGTCTGCCGAGTGATGAGAGAACCCAGAAACGTATTCAGAAGGCAGTCTGCGCTCTTTCAGAAACATTGTATCAGATAGAGCAGGCAGAGAAACAGGCTATGCAGATAGTCGCTTCGGGAGTTTCAACGGGCGAGAGTGGTGCTGATAACAGAATGGGTGTGATAACATCCCGATCCGCTGGAACGGAATCAATTTCGTATGCGACCCCTCAGCAGCTCGGAAGTGCCGCGAAAGAGTGGAGCGCTCTCTATGCCGCTGCGGGGGATGTGAGCAAAACGAATGATCTGCTCCTCAAAACAGCGCTTCCGCTGCTGATGGGAGTAAGAACAGACGATGGGATACCAATTTTATATGCGGGGGTGTGAGTATGAAATGCAGACAGTGCGGAAAAGAACTCAAGCCACATTGGAGTACTGATATTTGTCTTGAATGTTCAAGAAAAAATGTGAAAAAGATATTCAGAGAAAATCCCGAAATAAAGCAGGCATTCCGTGAAACTATTGAAGAACTTAAAAAGCCTGAAAATGTTGAGAAAATGGCTAAAAATACAGCCAATTTTATGAATGTTGTTCAGGCGTTAAGAGGTGGTAAATGATGGACATTTCAACATTAGGTTCATGCATAGCAATCGTTATGATCTGCTACATCGTAGGAATGGGCTGTAAAGCATCAAAAAGAATCTCCGATGAATGGATCCCGGTGATTATGGCGGTTATTGGTGGAATTCTCGGAGCAGTCGGGATGGGAGTTATCCCAGATTTTCCGGCAACGGACTACATCACGGCAGTAGCGGTCGGTATGTTCAATGGTCTGGCGGCAACAGGCGTGAACCAGTTATACAAACAGAGCAAGAAAGCGTAGTTGAATGGGCGGACGAGGTGCTTCGAGCGGTATAAGCGATAAGGGTAATTCTTACGGCAGCCAGTATCACACCGTCTTGAAAAGCGGAAACATAAAATTTGTGGAAGCAAATGACAGGCACTCAGAAAGCCTGTTTGAAACTCAGACAAAAGGTCGTGTATATGCAACAGTGGGCGGAAATGATCTTCTGAAAATCATATATTACGATCGATAAAATAAAAGAGCAAAACAAATTGACCTCGACCATAAACACAAGGGGATGCAACCTCATATCCATCATGGATACTATCATAATGAAAATGATGGTGCTAAAGGAGCCAGTCACTTGACTTCTTCTGAAAAGAAAATGGTTGAGAGGGTAAAACAGATATGGTACAATCATATAAACAGAAAGCATTAGTTTAAACGAACAAAAACAGTGTGATCAGCACATGATTCCCATAAAGGGATGCTTTTTGCCAGCAAGTGTCGTATACCCTGGTGATTACGCCTTGATGGAGGAGAGTTCGGTTCAACTCCGAACACTTGCCGAATGAGAGATATCATATCAGAAATGATGTGGTGTCTCTTTTTTGTTATACAGAGGTAAAGATGGGCGGACGCGGCGGAAACAGCGGAATGGCTGGAAAAAGTACGGGATTTTCGTACAAACGGGGGAACAGAACTGTAACGGTGCAACGAACAGCGGCAGGAGTTACCCTTGTGGATGGAAGACCGAGCAAGGTTGATTTTAACACATTGCGTAAAAATATGAGTCAAAAAGATGGGTTTAAAAATTTGACAGATTCAGATCTGAGGAAAGCACGCGAAAGACGATATGAAAATCAAAAGCATGATTATGAAGTTCTTCCGAATGGAGAACGTGGAAAAGGTAAAACAGTATATCGTCCGCGTAGAACGAGGTAATCAATGGCGAATAAGGAAAGCAGTATTGCATATGAAAATCTAAACCGCCGGATCTTTCCTGGTGCTGGTGAATACGGCATACCGCGCTTAGAAGCGGAGACCTTTGATGGAAACTGTGAGTTTGTGGGATTCAATTATGCCCGCGGTAATTGCCGGAATCCAGAGAAAAAAGCAGTTCATTTCTTTATTGACGATTATCAATTCGATGCTCTATGGCGCAACGTGGATCGCTATGTGGACAAGCTGAGGCAGTTTCAGTATGTTTTGACGCCAGATTTCAGCACCTACACCGATTTCCCTAAAGCTATCCAGATATACAACCATTACCGTAAGCATTGGGTAGGTGCATACTTGCAGGAGTATGGCTGCCAAGTAATCCCGACGATCTCATGGAGCACACCAGAATCCTATGCATGGTGCTTCGATGGGGAGCCAAAGGGCGGCACACTGGCGGTTTCTTCGGTCGGATGCATGAACAGTGCAGAAAAAAGAAGTCTGTTTTTATCTGGGTACGCGGCGATGGTTGAGCGGTTACATCCGGAGACAATCATCTTTTACGGCAGTGTACCGGAGGAGTGCAAAGGAAATATTGTCCGGGTGCGGGCATTTAGCGATAAATTCAAGGAGGCGGTATGTGATGGGTGGTGATTATGTATAGTGATACGGTTACAGTATTTTGTTATTACGAGTCATCGGACGAGGCCATCTGGTACCCATATGTCTTGTCGGGTGTAGATTTGAATATGGATCGGGGTGCAATCTTGAAAAAATATGGTCCAGGCAGTACGGACAACGCACAGCTTCATATCGAATATCAGGAGCAGGATGGTAGCAAGCTGATCCGGACGGCAGCAGGATTCTTCCTTCCGTGGCTTCCGCCAAAGAGTTGGAAAAGGCAGGAGGCGGAAGAAAGGGCAGCCAGTATCACGTTTGGCAATGATGATTTTTTCATAGCTGGAGAATGGGAGGCAGGTGCCGTGAATGATGCTGATTACCCGGATGGTTTTTATCAGTATCTGAATGCGGAACGGGATTACTGCTTTAAGATATCCAGTGTGGGCGGACCGTACAGCCTGATCCCGCACTTTGAAATTCTAGGAAAGTAGGTGGACGACATCGCCAGAAGGAGTAAAAGAGGTGCTATGAAAAGCTTCTCTACCGTCAAGGGAAATGTTAACATAACATTGGATATGTCGCGGTTTAAGCGACAGTTTCAGAGGGCACAATATCAGCTTGATGGGGCTGTTATGGAAAGTATGGTTCCATTTATGCCGATGATTACCGGAAGTTTTATAAATACAACCTGCGCGGCTAGTGCGGCGGTGCAAGGCAGCGGTGTTGTATATGCTGCCTATGGTCCGCAGGGGCGATTCTTGTATGAAGGAAAAGGCATGGTAGATGAGCAAACCGGCAGCCCCTGGGCGCGTAGGGGAGCGAAGAAGGTTTTGGTCAGCCAATATGGCGGAAAGACACGGGCAAAGGAACGGCTGGAATATACGAGGCAGGCGCATCCGAAAGCGCAAGCGGAGTGGTTTGAAGCAGCCAAGAAGGCAGATGAAAAGGCATGGATTCACCTGGTAAAAGAAACAGCGGGAGGTGGTAAACGTGGCTAATGTATTGCAACCGATAGGAACAGATGCGAGTGGTTATGAGGTACTGACGGCGGCGATCCAGGAGCTTTTGAATCAGTATCCGGGTCTGCCACAGGGAGAACGGATTAAGTTTGAAGAGCTGGAAAAAGACAAAGGAATTGCTTTTTCAGCGGACAGCGGTGCCTTGATTTATGAGGAGAATGAGGATGTGATAGGGAACATCTTTCAAACCTGTCAGTTTCCGTTCTATGTTGTATACCGGACGGCATCCGATCGGGAACGACGTAAACTATCGGCTCAGAGCTTTCTAGACGGGCTTGGAAAATGGCTCTGCCGGGAAAAGGTTGTGTTAAATGATAAAGAATATCGTTTGACTGAATATCCAAAGCTCTCCCAAGAGAGAAAGATAACAAGAATTGTGCGGGAAAATGCATATGGCTTGGAACCGCAGGAAAATGGTGTACAGGATTGGGTTCTTCCGGTATCTGTACGATACAGTAATGAAATATTAGAGCCAGACGCATGACGCAGAGCCAGGATCAATTTGATTTGAGGCTCTGTTTTTTTATTCAAGAAGGAGGACGTTATGAGCAAATTAACAAGAGGTGCTTACAGAACATTTCTGGATGCGGCATTTGGTGGTACTGGAACGCCTAAATGGTGGAGACTGGGAAAGTACACCGATGATTTAAGCGTTAATCTGAATCCGGATGTTTCATCCAATAAGAATGTCTGGGACGAATCATATGTTGAGGACAACGGTTATGAACCGTCGATCGAATCGACCACTTACTATGCGGATCCGACCGATCCGATTTATCCGAAACTGCGAGATATGGCAATGAACCGGTTAAAGGGTGATGATTGCAGAACAACGATTCTGGAAGTGATTGTAGAGGATACCGTAGCGGCAAAACACAGGGCATGGAAAGAGGATGTTGTGGTGAAGCCGGAAGAGTACGGCGGCAATACATCGGGCTTTCAGATCCCGTTCAGTATTCATTTTGATGGAAACCGGAAGGAAGGTTCTGTCACGATCGCGGATGGCGCTCTCACGTGGGATGATGCCAAGGTAGGAGAATAAGGGAAGGTGTAACAGATGGGAAATGTAATTCAGATTGATGATGGCAGTAAGGTATACGATATTACGAATATGCGTGGGGAACTTTTGGGACAGTTCAAATTTATTCCATCTGATTTCGATCTTATCCGGCGTTATGATGAGACGGTTTCTGCTTTTGAGCAGATGTCCGAGGAGATCAAGGGGAAAAAAGATGCACCGATTTCCTATGTAATGGAATTGGATAAGCGTATCGGAGAACAGGTGGATTATCTGTTTAATGCGCCGGTGGCGAAAAGCTTCTTTTCGATTACCTCCCCGTTCACGATGCTGGACAGCGGGCAGTTCTTTGTTGAGAATGTGCTGAACGCCGTGAAGGGGATCATTGAGCAGGAGAGAAATGTAAAGCTGGAAGCGGTGCAGGCTCATGTTCAGAAATACACGCAGAAATACAAAACGGGTCCGGGCGGCTATATTGCCCCGGTAAAATAGTGTTTACCTGGGATCTTCCGCAGGCACTGGAAGTTGGCGGGAGAATGTATGAAATTCGGACAGATTTCCGCCCGGCTCTGGATATTTTGGTGGCATTCAATGATCCAGAGCTGCCGGAGGAAAACAAAATCCAGGTAATGATGGAGATTCTGTTTGTAGAGCTTCCACCTGAGGAGTACCTGAATGAAGCCGTAGAACGGGCGTACTGGTATCTGGATTGCGGGAAACGAAGTGATGGAAAGGCTGGTCCCAGAGTCATGGATTGGGAGCAGGATGCATCCATGATTTTTTCGGCGATTAATAAGGTGGCAGGATATGAGCTGAGAAATCCCCAACGCTATACGCATTGGTGGACATTTGCGGGGTATTTTGACGAAATAGATGAAGGAACCTTTTCACAGGTTCTTGCCATACGCCAGAAGCGCGCAAAAGGGAAGAAGCTGGAAAAATGGGAAGAAGAGTTTCTTCATGAACATCGTTCACTTGTGATTTTGGAAAATAAGACATCGGAGGAAGAACAGAAACGGATTGCGGCAGAAGAGGCGGCGGTCGATGCGTTATTTAAGGGGGTGTACTGATAGATGGCGGACGGAACCATAGTAATTGATACGGCGATCCGGAAAGATGGGCTTGATGCCGGAATTAATGAGATAGAACAGGCACTGGACGGCGCATCGGCGCAGTTTCATGATTATGGGGATTCTGTTCAGAAATTCATCGATGACTATATGAACGGAGCCGGACAGGCATCTCGGTACACGAACGAATTAAAGCAGCAGGTTGAAACGCTGAAAGAGCAGTTGAAAGAGCTCGAAGGGAAAGGGCAGTGGTTGGGAGACAGCGAATATGATGAGAAGTATTTGCAATATCAGAAACTTCTGCAGGCGGTAAAGGATTATAAAAGAGAAATTGTAAGCCCGACACCGGATACGAAACTGTTTAATTCGAGCACCCTGGAAGGCCAGATCGAGAAGCTGACCGGAGACCTAATGAAATTACGCAACAGCGGAAAGGGCTTCGGAGATGAGACGTTTGATGCGACGGCGACCGCGCTGAAACGAGCCCAGCAGTCACTTGCAGACTATCAAAAAGAACTGTTTAAGACAGATGAGCAGCGGCAGAAAGAGGCAGAAACAGCCAGGAAGCAGGAAGAAGCGCAGCGGCGCGTGAATGAGAGGCTGGAGGAAGCGCGGCAAAAGGAAGCCGCCGCCGCTCAGGAAGCTGCCCGGCTTTCGGCGATCGGTGAGAATGCTAAAATTTCGAATCGACGCATCGTGTCCCTCAATAAGGAACTGGCTGCCCTAGAGGCACGACAAAAGGAACTGTCAAAAGCGGGCGTAGGGCCGGGATACAAAGAATATGACAGCAACGCCCGGAAAATAAGAAAGCTTAGGGAAGAACTGAGCCGTTACCAGAGCGGCGCAAAGGCATCTGAAAAGCAGACTAAGAAACTGAATAAATCCTTGGATAATACCAAGAAATCGGCGGG